GTGTAATCGCAAGCATTGCCCATGAGGACAATGCTCCCATCGGTTGTCCAACCTCGTAATTAACCGAGTGAGGATATATCCTTGGTGGGATTATACCTTTCGATAATTTCTCGGGTAGGACATAGTCTCGATCAACTAATAAAGCCTTCCATGTAAACCCTAACGTAGATTTAAACATCTCGTTTAGGATACATGCTTGAAGGTCTACTGGTAACCTATCAGTAGCTGCTGATAGATCATAACACCAAAATTTGGTGTTCCCTGCATCTATTAACCGTTTAATAGGAGCAAGTTGATCAAAAGTACCATCCGATGGTAGTTTTGCGAGTAATCGGAAGAGTGCATCGTGCAAGGGTGATAATGCCCATTGCGTTCAACACTCAACCATCGCAAATACTCTCACCTTACCTGCTGCTTCTACTTTAAATCCTAACTTACCACAGGCTAAATCATTATCTTTAGTCACTGAGGGTTTTACATAATCCCACAGACGCTTTAACGTCTGGTCATTATGTAAAGTTAAGAAAATTTCAAAAGCAGCTAAGGGACCATTTGATATCAAGGCCGCTGCCCCGGTTGTAATTCCGAGGGGCGACCAGGATACTTTGTCTTTACCCGTCTTAATAGAAGGTGTGGACTTGTTCAGAGGTAAGAAACCTCCGAAATCTAACTTAGGAGGTGATTTCACTTTAAGTGATTTCACCAGAAATTGATCAATTGCTTGAAAGATTTCCTTCCAATCATTTACATGAATTGGAATCCCGGGTTTGGTAATTGTTCCCAATTTTAGCGGAGAATCAACCGTAAGTATTCTATAAATAGAAAACCACGATAGTCATATCCGTATTATGGTAGTATTACCTCTCCGTATTAGATCTCTATGCTGTCTTGGTATACTAACAGGTATACCAGTCCGATCCATCTTTACTCCGTGACCCAGTAACCAACTGGACCCTGGAGTCCCGGCTACCGCTTGCATAAGGAGTACGTAACTATTCTTCGTAAAAAGAATTAGTCCACGTGTTCCTTGCTTTTGGTAAATCCGGTAAAAAGTACGAACGGCTACGACAGCAGAACGAGCTAAAGCAGAAGTATTACCTCCACGGACCACAAAATTAACTTTTAATAGTCAATTTATGAATCCGCTACCACCATTTCTGGTGATAATACCACTAAGTCTACGTACAGCTTTCTGAACATTACTTAAGTTTTGTTTCTGATTGCTCATATTTTATTAATTAAGTATACTTCACTCCGCTTCCTTAGCTAAGTATGCACGGCCAGTCTAAACAGGTCGTTCCTACTATCTTACTAATGCTATGTCTCCGCCGGATCGCCCTAGGGCTACGGTGAGGATGACTTCCAGTCCGGGTCGCCCGAAGGCTACGGAAGGAATCCCAGTCATTATCCTTTGTAAAGGGTAAAAGAATAGATTGCATAGCGATAAGTTCGTCACTTATCTCTTAACCACTGGTTTCACCAGCAAAGAGAGCCCCGGGTACGGGGTTTAAGAAAGAGTATTTCGATCTTAGACTCCTTATCCTAAAGTGCAATACTCTAGGTAGGTAGGCAACCCTTACAGGTAGCCAAAAGGCCGAGGAAGATAAAACTTATCTCCGCAATATAATTCACATTTCACTTTCTTAAGGTTACTCTGTTACCGATATTGGGAAACCGATTTATTCACCTCCCAATCAACATGTAATGCCGATTGATAAGATCGCACAGAGATCAGATGCACTATCCTTTGGATTCTTGAGAATCCGCGGGAAGCCATCTAACTGGGTGGCTTTCCAGTTGCACCAAAGTAATTTGGTG